CTAATTTATCAACTCTTTTATCTTTGCAACAAGCTCATTTTCTATTGTCTGCATATGTGCTTCTACAGTTCTTATTGCTCGTTCATATAATTCTTTTTCAGTAGCTCCATCATCTTTTAAATCTGAGAGAATATTAGTGAGAATATTTTTTGTCTCAATAAATTCTTTTTTCAGAATATCATAAATTATTTTAAAAGTAATATCATCTATTACATCATGCATTTCCGTTTCAAAGTCTATCAATTTCACATTAAAAAATGTGTCAATTTCTTTGTTAATGATAACCCAATTTTCTTTTATGTGATTATTTTTTATGTATTTGATAACTCTTTTTTGTATGCTCCATCTCAGATCCTGAATTTTAAGTACGAGAGATATTTCTAATCCTTTCCCTCGCAACATATCATTATTCAGCTGATTTTCAAGTTTTGCTAAGACTGATATAACTTTCTCCTGCTGCTCAAAAAGCTTTTTCTGCTGTGTGATATATATATAGCTTATAACGCTCATTATACCTAACTCAACAATAGCTTTCACTTCATTAAAGTTAATTCCCACAAGTTTTCCTCCTTAGTTGCTACAGCACAGCAGGATTTTCTTTCTTTTCAATGTTGAATATATCCTGTACAAGTTTTCTTGGATCAAGTTCCACTCTTAATATTTTAACAGCTTTATGTATTGCTTCTTCTCCAAGTTTTTCTACGACATCAGGAATCCATTTTCTATCAATTTCTTTTTCTTTTATAATGTATTCCTCTGCCTTATCCCAGAAATTATTTACAACAGCCTCAAATTTTTCAAATCCTGCTTTTCCTGCATTTACTATCTCACTTCTGTATATTGAAGTTTTTGCAAGTTCTCCTATTTTGTTGATAACATACATTTTTACCATTGCTTCTGTCATTTTACATCATCCTCTCTTTTATTTTATATTTTAAGCCATCTGACAGGCTCAAATTTGAATTTTATTCTGTCAAATGAGCTTTTCCGTGTAGGCTAAATATACAAGTTTTATTTTATTTCAAAGTGAGGTGTATCGTGCATTTTCCAGTTTCCACCCCACTCAACATTTACTCCTTTTTCTTTCGCTATCTTTAAGATATGCTCAGATATAATTTTCAATTTCTTATCGTCATATCCTTCATCTGCTGTAAACTTCCTGTAAACTCCATTTTCTATTGTCCCACAAGGGAAAATGTCGACAGCATGGCCAAAGCCGTCTGATTTAATTTGATGGTTAGATTTTGACTTGTAACCATCACAATTTGTAACTTTCGGACCAGGTTTAGTTCTGCCTTTTTGATACAAAGCAAATTGTTCCTCTGCTGTTCTAGCTCCGTCTGTAATTCTAAAATCAAATGGACTGTTTTTAATAGCTTCTTTCATTACTTCAATAAGTTTTGGATGTACTTTTGACATTTTATCTAAGCTTGCCTGACTGAAAGAATAAACAGGTTTTATACCTTCATTTTCACTTGTTTTCTCCTCTTTTATTTCTTCTACATTTAGTATTATGTTATCTTTTTCAAAATTCACCCCAGTCACTTTGTATTTTTTGTTGTCAAATTCAATTTCTGTACATATAAGTTTTTCTATATTCATTTATAACACTTCCTTTTCTTTTATTAATTCCATATCTTTTAAGTATTTATACAATTTTGATGGACTAAATGCACTTGCTTTTAATGTCTTTAGATTGTAAGTCAAACTTTCGTCCAGTCCCTTATTTATTAAATGCAAACACAATTCACTGCAAAAATATTTATCCTTATGCTCTATTCCCAACTCTAGCAATTGAGCTAAAAATATTGCCCAATAATCGTACCCTTTTCCCTTTAATTTTTTAAACTCTTCAAGCACAATTGGGATTTCTATGCGATTATCAAGCTCGAAAATGTCCATATTTTCTTTTCGTACAAAAGGCTTTATACGAACTCCACCAGGATTCGACAAATAAACATAATCATTGTACACCAGCTCACAATGGCTATATTTACCCAGTGTCCGTAGTGTTATTAATAATCCTACTATGCTCTTTGGTCTGTGAAAGCTAATATATAATTTATCTTTTTCAAGCTGCATAAATACCTCCTTAGATGTTCCAGATTTTTTCAAATTCTTCTCTTGCGTTAAATAGCTTCAATTCTTCATCTGATAAAGTTTTAAGTCTAGCAATAATTTCACTTTCTGTCTTTAATGCTTTTGATAGCTGCGACTGCATATAAAATGCCATCAGTTTAAAGTCATCAAGCGTCAAAGTTGGATAAACATGTTCCCTAGTATCTTTATCAATTAACTTCCATTCATTTGTTTCTTTTCTTCCAGTAATCTTTAACAATAAAATTAAACTTGTTAAGCTATCCCTGTCACCTTTTTCTCTATTTTTCTGTAAATATTTACCTTTAAAAATAAATTCCTTTTCAGAATATTCAACCTTTAATTCGGATAATTCTTTCTTTATCTGCTCTAGCTTAAAATCTTTATTAAATACAATCTTCCCATCTTTTATTGTCTCACATTCTTTCAGCTTTACGATTTTACCAGCTACAAAATAGTTGTCAGGGGCTATTTCTACTTCCTGATATTCTATTTCTTCAACGACATCTCCCGCCATTGTCGGAGCTATCATAGATACATCTATGTTTGTGCTTAATACTAAATGAGTATCAGCATTGTACATTACTTTTAAAGTATCGGGCTTAAATTTTTGTAGTTCCTCGTACCAATCTTTATTATCTTTATCAAAAATAGCAATGTATTTCATACCATCTTCAAATTGCTTGATTTCTGTTCTTTCAACTATAAATTTCATTTTTTACCTCCTGATTTCTATCCAAATGGAACGTTGTACCAGTTGCTTCCATTTCCACCGCCACGTCTTATTTGAAACGCTCTCATTTGCACGTGGTCAATAATGTGATCTGAGTTAAAATTGATTACCCCTGTAACTACGTATCCGCCTCTTTCTGTTGCCTGATTCGCATGAGCAACAATTGGAGCAATTCCTCCAACCAGCCGTACATCACGTACAGCGTCATTGTTCAGCGTGTTCCAGATACTGTTAATATTAGTACCTATACTATCCATTCTCTGATCCCTTGCAGCCATATCGTAATTATCCATTATTTCACACCAATTTCCACCATTCCTATTTGGTACTTTAAAATATGCTTTACCTCCATTTGTATGAAATGACCCAGTGTAATCCCCTGCACTATTGTACATTTCAATTTCCATCCCTATGTACGAATGCCCATTATCACTTGTCCCTACCACTTTTAATCTTGGATCAGAATATTTCCAAAAATTTGTTTTCAGCTGATATGGACTCAAATTGGGCTTTGGTGCTATCTCTTTAATTTTTGCATACGTTATTATCCCTGCCTTATTTTCTTCCGCTAAATCAGTGTATTTTACTCTGTTTTCCAGTTCATCATTTATTATTTTATTATCCTCAACAAAATCAACTCTCTTCGGATATTCACTCCCTATCCACTGATTAAGCCCCAGTGTTGTTTTTTTCAGTGCTGGCATTTTTACCTCCTACTCCTTATATTTTTCTCTATCTTCCCAATTTAAATTCAAGCCGTCCCACATGTCCCAAGTTTTGTTGTATCTGTCAAATTCGTCCCAAGTCATGTAGCTGTAAACTATTTTGTAGCCCAGATGGGCGGGCTTATTCAGTTCTATAAAATTGATAAAATTATTTAAATTAGGTGGTATTCCGTATATGCTTGTAAACTTTATGATAAAGTAATACTCATTAAATATTTCAGTTACTTCAATTTCTCCATTTGTAAATATTCGGGCCTGTTCTTTTAAGTTGTCCGGGGAAAATATCCGTTTTGACAGCAGACGGAACAGAATTCTCTCTCTTCTGTCCTGTAAACTCAACCTTGAATCTGCTTCCAGGTTCATGAATTTTTCGTATTTCAGTACCTGCTCCTCATTAAAAAAGTTTAAAAATATAAACTCCCTGTATTTCTCAATATCGTTTCTTATTTTTTGTGCCTCTATTATTAAACTTTTTATCAAGTCAACCTGCAGACTGTTCCTTGCAACTTTGGAAATTACTTTTATTTTACTGTTCATTGATAACAACTCCAGTCACTATTAATATCTCGTTGCTGTCTACTGTTATATTTCTGCTGTCATTATTTATCAGTACTTTACAGTCCTCAACCCCGTTAATGGATAAAACTATTTTTTCAACCCTGTTAATGGACAGTATTTCCTTATTATTCAGAGAGTATAATGCCGAATTATCCTTTATCATCTGCTTTATTTTCGAGCTGATTAAATCCGTTACGGTATTCAGCTTAGTTCCTGGACTTAAAATAACGCTTACAGATATTGCTATGTTTTTGCCGTCAAAACTCGTCACTGTGACATCAGCTCCGACAGGTCTTCCGTCAATCTGCTCTATCCGTTTTTTCACTTTTCTGATTAGCTCGCTATCAGCCGAAGTGTTGTTGTAGTTTGAGATTCTGACTCTTACTGTCCCGTTCCCGTTCCATAGCGGTTCTACTAATACTTTTCCTACTCCGTCTATTTCTTTTGCCCATTTTTCGTAATCATACACATTTCCACTGTGAGCCGGTTTTAATATCCTTTCTTTTGCCCTTGCTATTAAACTGTCATTGGGCTCCTTTTCATATCCGTTTGTAAAAGCTTTTTCATTAGTTACTGTAAAGATGTCAGCGTTAGCTATTTCAAAGTTTACTATTTCACCGACAGCACAGTTCCCAACTTCTCCAACTTCTAAGCACTCCACTTCTGCAACTGCTTTTCCGTTAAAAGCTATAGTCGTGTCATAGAGCAGCTTATATTTTGTGCTGTCCGTTTTTAGGACTATTGCTCCGGCAGATATTACTGTATCAGCTTTCCCGGTTATTGATATTTCCCCTCTTGCTTTAGTTCCCTGCTTTCTAGTCACTCCGAAAAGCATAGCGTGATAATCTATAAATTCGTCTTCTGTTGCTGTATCAATAAAAGTTTGGTTGACCCAATACCCCAGCAACTTATATATGCTCTCCGCTTCTATTCCGTAAACACTCGCTATATCAAAATTAAAAGATCCTTCTATTTTCGAGAAATTATTTTCCAGATTGGCTAAAAAAGTATTCCTAGCTTCTATTTTATTCAATGTAGTTCACCTCGCTCTCTCCATAGACAGTAGATATGTTAAAAGATACTTCCAGGTGATTGTCATCACTGTTGTAGTTCAAATCAAAATTATAGCAGTCCAAAATATATGGATTGACCAGCAGGCAATCTTTGATTTCTGAGATAATCAGGGCATTTTTCACGCTTTCCTGATAAATCGTACCTATATGCTCATCCAGGTTATTTCCATAGCTGTCAGAGTGTATTCCGTAAAAATTTCTTCTCGTTTTAAGTGCCTTGAATATCCATACTTTAAGGGCTTCATTCCCATTTAATTCAACAAGTCTATCCCCGTTTTTCAAAGGCTCCAGCGTATCAAAATGAATTGCATACTCTTTAAACGGAGGTAATTCCTTTTTTTCTTTTTTTTCGTTCTGTTTTAAGAACAGTTTTTCAAAATCCATAATCACACCCCTTCTATTGCGTTGCTTGGCATTTTTACAATTTTACTGACTACCACATAGTGTACGCCTAATATCAGCACCAGTACTTCATCCCCAACTTTTAAAGTATCCTCAAACCATATATCCTTGTGACTTTTATATGTCCCCGAACCTTTAACTGTTGAATGGCCGTGAGTATGAGGAGCGGGTCCGTTAGCGGTTTCTGTCTGAGTAGATGCATCAATAGTTATCTCGTCAATCACACCGTCTATCTTATAAAGTCTGTGGTAATTCGGTAATAAAAAATTAGAGCAGTATATCTGCTCCGAAGGTACTTCCACATTATCAAATTTTATTTTCAATCCAGGTGGCGGACTGGTGACACTTGCCCTTATAAAATTGTTTGCCTGCTGTTGCACTCCGGTGTCAATCATATCGTTAAGTAAATCAAACATACTCATTATTTACCACCTGCTTTTTTCTTACTTTTCTTATTCTTTTTATTTTTAGTTCCTTTGGATTCTTTAGATTTCGGTTTTTCGTCAAATTCAGTTTTGTCCATCACATTCTCAAAAGCCAGTTCCACATCACAGTAATACATGTCATTTTCCCAAATATGTGTGTCATTTTTTACTAAAAAACTACCTACAAGATTCGTGTTAGGCTCGTGTATTCCTATTGAATAACCGCTTTGTATCAAAACATTACCAAGACAAGTGATATTTCCTGTTTTTTCAACACTTTTCAGCATTTCCTTTGCGTTATTGATGTTGTCCCTGTCCTTGTCATACTGCATTACTTTCTGAAATAACCCGTACTTCTCTTTGTCTTCTTTATTTTCCACTTTATCCACTATCTGCTGCTTTTCTTTTTCAGTTTTATATATGACAATCTGGTTTACCATTTTTTCGATATCTTCGCCATACTTGGAACTTTTTATATCTTGCTCAGAATTTAGCATAACATCTGCCAAACTTCCTTGTTCCACAACTTCTATTTTCCCATCATTGCTGACAATCGAGTATATTTTTTTATCCTTCCTGTGCTGTATCGTATACGCATTCAGAATTATCTGATACCCGCTACGGTTAACCGCAGGATATGTGCAGTCAACTATATCCTTCGGTAAATCCCCCACTTCAAGTTTCAGCTCTCCGCAGATCTCTTTTAATATCTGCGATGGTTTTTTCTTATTAAAGTTTTTTACAAAATAGTTTTTATTCAGATATATGGAGTTGTCAAAACAGCTGAAAGTTTTGATTTGACTCTGCCCGGTCACTTCCACGGAAAAAACTTTACCGGTAAACAGTTTATCCTCATCAACATAAAATTCTACCTTATCTCCCAGCTTAGCAATTGTGTTGTCGTCTAAATATCTCACTTCCAATGTCCGCGAAGTGCCGTTTATTCCACCTTTCCAAGTTATTCTTTCAAACTTTTTAATATGTTCTTCGTTATTAACAACTATCTTCAGCATTTTTCCCAATCCTTTTTATTTCTTAGAATTTATCAGGCTGTCAATTTTTCCTTTTATTTTATTCTTCAACCCGCCCTTAATATTTTCGAATCTCTCTTCCAGCTGATACTCTTTAATTGGCGAAGTTCTCCCGGTATGTCTCTCATAAAGTTCATCAACGTCATCGATTAGCCTTGTCTGCTTCCTTGCCTCTATCAGACTGAGTGAAATATCGACATCTCCCGTCCTTTCCTTTATTTCATAATCCAGCTGTTCGATGTGGCATTTAAAATAAATGCTGTAGTTAGGAACTATTAAGGTCAGAACCTCTTTATTATCCTTGTACTTCTCCAGTTTCTTTATACCGCTCATAGGGGAGTGCCGGTTGAATAACATGTTGTAAAACTTAGATTTTTTGGCGGGTAAAAATGTGGAAAAGCTTACTTTTTTTATATTCTTTTCCCCTATCAATGCCACTTCCCCCACATCTAAAATCTTTACAACCTCACTGTTCTGACTGCCTGTAATCTTAAAGTCTAAAGGGGGTATTGTAAAAATAAACGGATCTGTATCATACAGTAACATGAATATCGGTCTCATAACTTTTAAAATTCCTTTCCTGATTATTGTGACGCCTGAATCTGTGCACGTAAGTTCGACATCATGGTGTTATATGTATTCTGACTGACTTTTTCAGCTATCTGCTTAGCTATACTTTCAATTTTAGCTGTATCATTTATGGTTATGTTTGATAATTGTGCCGCTATTTGTGCATTAGCTTCATGATTAATAATTTGCTCTACAGATACTGGTTGGGGTATCAGCTGTTGTGGTTGCATCATATTTAATCTGTTATTTAAAAGATTAGGTAGTCCATTTAAAGGACTTAACCCGGTACTGAGGGCATTAGTTATAGCTGTAGTGTCCAGTGGCTGTAAAGGATTGCTGTTCTGCTGTTTAGACAGGAGCTGAGTAATCGCACTAGTTAACTGTGCAGTCTTATCCTGCTGTGTAAGAGCCAGATTCTGCTGTGATATCCCAAGCATCTGCTGTATTGCTCTTGTATCCAATGTTATTACCGGCATGGCCTCATATGATTTCCTTGCATATTCCTTCTGCCTTGCAATTCTTGCATCTTCTTTTTTCTCCGCATCTGTCCTCAGATCCACATTGTGACCCATGTAACTGTAACCACTGCCTTTCATGTAACGATTTGTGTTTGAAGAAACATCAAATGCCTTATTTATCGCATCCCGTTTTTCCTTTTCCAGTTTTTCGTTTTTAGGTTCAATCAGTTTTTTCACTATATCCGGTGAGAAATAACCTATTGCACCACCTATCGCCGCACCTACTGCCGTTCCTACTGGTCCGCCTATTGCCGTTCCCAGTGAAGCTCCCCATGTTGCACCTTTCACTCCTGCGATACCACGCATTCCTATTTCGGCCGCTTTTACCAGCCCTTCAGCAGTTCCTTTTAATTTATCAGGGTCTAATGCCCCTGTTTTTTGCCATTCCTCAACTTTTTTCATGAAGTCTTCCATCCATTTGGTAGCTATCGGTGCAAAGGCTTCCCCTATTGATATTTTCAGTTCAGCAAGGGCAGACTCGAACTGTGCTATCTTATTTGCTGTCGTGTTACTCATTTCATCAGCAAATTTATCGGTAGCACCTTTAGCATTTCTTACCCCATCAGCCACCTTGTTATAACCCTCTTCAGTAGTTCCCATGATGGATGCTAGTATTTTCATACCCTCTCCGCCAGCTATCATTGCCAAGTATCTGTTCCTTTCTTCCTGGGTAAGATTAGCTGTAGCTTTTTTCAGATCATCACATAACGCTTTTACGCCTTTAAATTTTCCCTGCTGGTCGTAAAGCTGAATGTTAAGGTCAGTCAGGGCATTCGCCACTTCTTTCGGAGGATTGGCAAGTCTTCTGTAAATCGCCGCCAAGTTCCGCCCTGCCTGTCCTGACTTAATTCCGTTATCCGCAAGTACTCCCAGCAGTATATTTACATTTTCAAAACTTTCAAAATTCCTTGAACTCGCCGCAACATATTTATATGCCTCCCCTAACATCTGAACATTAGTATTTGCATTGTTACTTGTCGCAACCATTACATCCATCAGCCTGTCGACTTCACCTATCGACATACCGAAAGCTGATAAGTTGTCGGTAACTATATCGGAAGTCTGGGCAAAATCACTTCCAGCCGCAATTGACATTTTTAAAAGTTTAGGTGTCATTTCTAATACTTCATTTGTTTTCATACCTGCCATTGCCTGATACATCTGTGCCTCTGCCACTTCCTGTGCCGTAAATTTGGTTGAACGGCTTAAATCTCTTGTCTGTTGCATTAGCTGTTTTTCCTCTTCTGCTGAAGCACTCATGATAGCCCTGTTTCTTCTTACCTGATCTTCCAGATCGGCGTAAGACTGGACAGACGATTTCAGGACACCGAC